GCGCATGATTGCCACATTGAAGAAGCCGTTAGTTGTTCCGATCGTAGCTTGAGCTTTGATATATCGCTTCGATCCGCGATACCCAAAAGTCAGAACTATGTTATCATCAGAAGCACCAAGCGTGCAGCCAACTCCCTTCAAGGTGGCGTCATCAACAAGCGCCCTTGTACCGGCTATGAGATCTCCAATAACAACAGCAGTGAATGTTGAGTTATCAGAACTCTCAACAAGGTGTATTTTCGCGTCCCCTGTCGTCATAGCTCCGGTAGAAACAACAATCGTTGCGGACTCATATCCAGCAAGATCTGCTGACAAAGCTGCGCTTGTAATGCTGGCAACAATCGCAGCCTGAGCAGGAATGCTCACAATACCATTCATTCTTGAAACAGAGTCTTTGGTCAAGTTAATTCCGTCCTTTCATTAGCTCGCTACGCCAATCTTGATGGCTTCGGCAAGAACTACCTGCCCGCCAGTGCGCTTGTACGTAGTCAACTCAATGTTCGGCTTGTTTGTAAATGGGTCACGCAAGACACGAACTCCAAGACGATCAACAATCTTGTATCCATCCTTGAAGTCTCCGAAGTAAATCACCTTGTCGGCAGAGGTGGCACCAGCAGCAAGCGTGGTTATGTCGTTGCACGCGACATAAGGAGCACCAAGAAGAGTAGGCGGCTCGCCAGCGCCAAGACCAGGCTGCCACAAGAAATTGTCTGTCGCGGCTGTCAGAGTACGAATCTGACCAAAGTTTGCACGCTTGGACAACCAAGTCCCTCTCGAAGCGTACGGCTCTTCAAGAGCATACTGAAACGTGATGAGCTGACTCGCAGTGAAAGCATCCGTTGTGGTAACGTTGATCTCACTCGATCCACCAAGGGAAATCCCTTGCGGCTGACCGACGCCAGTACCATTCATGAAGGCTATGCCTTCAGCCTTACCAAACTGCTCGCCAAGTTTCTTCGCCACGTACTGCTCGACATTGATTGCCGCATCGTCGAGCATCTTCTGTGTGACCCACGGATTGGCTTCGAGCTCGTGCGTTGGGATACGCACCATGCCAAAGCTGCCGGCCGTTGTCTCCGCCCTGGCTGTGCGTTCTCCAATCCACTGAGCCGTAAACGCAGTCGCCCCCTCCTTGGGAATCTCAAGCGCGTCACCAATAGAGATTGTCATAACGTCAGCCACTTGCCTGATAGGCGAGTAGAGAACGTTCAACTCAATCATGGTGTTCGACATCTGGGGCGTCACAAGAAACCCACCAGACGTATCGGCATCAGTAGCAAGAGCCTTCACTTCAAGCTCCGTCATCCTCTCTTCGCCCTTGCGAAGAAAAGTGCCAAACGCCTTCTCCTCAGAATAGAACTTCCTCAGAGCATCGGGAATGAAGTTCTTGTCCTCGCCACGCGCGGCTGGCAACCGCTTGAGTTCAAGAATCACAGCCTCCTGAACCTTGAGCTGCTGCTCAAGCGCCGCATCGGAAGCCTTCTTCTTCTCCCACAGCTCATCGTACTTGACGAAGAGCTTCTCCATGTTGGAGATCTTCTCTTCCGTCAGTCCGAGCTTCCCACCAAGAGCTTTCGTTTCCTCCTGAGCCTTCAGCACGGTCGGCTTGAACTCGTTCTCCCAAGCTCTGCGGGTATCCTCAAATACCTTTTTCAGTTCAGCAATTTCACTCATGTCATAGATCTCCTAAGGTTGTACAGTTCGGCGTCCTCGATCATCTCCCTGAGCAAGCAGTCATCCTCTTCATTCCCGGCAGTGTCCGCGTCAACAACGAGAGCATCGATCAAGGCCCTAATCACATTAGGATCTCGTATCAATCCCTCATCCATTAGCGTTGCTCCGAGCTTCTTGAGAGACAACTCAAGCCTCGTTATTCTGGTAGCATGATCCTCGTACTCTTTCACAGATGTCACCATTGTTTTTGGATGTGCCGCGATAGTGACTAACGACACCTCAAACACATTGATCTCTTTTAAATGACGAACAGAATCCTTGATCTCATCCTTCTCCACAATGTACCCAATGGATAGATCGCGAAGCGCGCCGCGTGCAAAACCCTCAGGCGCTATCATCAAGCTCAGCGCCTTCTGCCCCTCGGCAACCGCCGTGTTGATCTTGCCAAACGCTTTGGCCCCATGATTCGTTTCCTCAAGCCTCACAACACCTATCGGATTCTCTCGATAGTGCTGCCACAACAAAGGGAACTCACCATCATTCGCCTTGATCGAACGCTTCATGGCACCGTGGTCGATGATCTCTTCATTGCGGTCCTTCGTGCCATAGACCGCAGCATAGCCGGTGAACTCGCCCTTCGGCGGATCACCGGCAGATTTGATATCAAAACAGAAAGCCTTCTGTTCCATGTGTACTCACGCCTCTACAAACGAAACGTTGCACCGGCATCCTGCTATGTTGCCCATGCTCGCTCCGTGTGATGTATCACTCGGGAATTCCATTTTCTCACCACTCACATCAAACAACTCGTCAAGTTCCACTATCTGCCCGTCCGTTGGAGAGCGATGCGTGAACTCAGAGCCTATGCTAGGATCTCTTACACGTTCATCGCGTTGACTTATCCATTGCTTCTTGAGCGCCAAATCAGTGCTCTTGGCCCCAAACGTCAAGCCCATGTTGGTTGCTACACCCACCTCAGTCTCCGCTATCAGCGTCACTCGCTTGGCAGCGAAGTGTTCTTCATACAGAGTGTCTATGTCTGCTATCACAGCGTCCGTGTCCTTGCCAGCCAGAATAGATTCACCTATGAGCTTGGCAAGCCTTTCTGTTGTGGTGGTGGTAACGGCATCCACCTTCTCTCCAACCTGCCCTTCGAAGTACACTCGCATCTGCTTAAGGCTGTTCTGCAACCCCTTAGTAGCCACGCCACTCAAGATCCCGTCCCGGGCCTGATTGAAGAAGTACCGCCCCACAGTCGCGTAGAGCATCTTGTATGCCTGCCTGAGCGCTGGCTTGCGCGCACGCACTGCGGCAAGCGCCGCCCCCTTCCCGTCCTTCCTATAGGCATTCCCTACAGCCTTGCGCTCAGCAATGAAATGCTTCTCGAACAAGCGCGCCATGGTCTTCTCCATAGCCACGCGTTGCTTGTCGATCGAATTCCAGAACGACATCTTCTTCTCTTCAGTATCGAGATTCAGGAACTTCGATTCGAAACGCTTTACCGCTGGCTCTTCATCTAAGTATTCCTCATCGGCAACATCCTCCGGAGTCACGCCACCACTTGCTCCAGATAAATTATCTAGAGATTGCTGATTCAATATGGCCTGAGGTACGTCGGCCGATTCATCGTCGTACCTGTCATAACCAGTCGCTTCGCGCTTCTCGTTCAGCGTTAGCCAGTCAGCCCCGAGCACCCTATCAAACACCGCCTTGCGTTTCTCTGCTATCACATCTACAGAGTCTTTGTCATAGTCAAGATACAGGCCAGTGTCGAACATGGGCACGAGCCAGTTATTCAACTCATCCCTGATACTATCGAGATGGGGGAACACCACCTGCTCGATCAATGCCAACCGCGCTTCAGCCTGATTGCTGTATGTCTTGTTCTGTGGGTCACCGATCAACTCTGGAGGTACGTTATATAGCTGGCATATCCTTCTGTTCGTCATCGACGTTGACGCCACGAAGTCAAGCTCACTCGGGCTTTGAGATAACTGTTGATATGTGAAGTCGGCCCCCTCTGCAATCAACGGACGGCCAGCGTTCTCTCCACCTCCATACGCCTCCTTCAAGCGGCGCTCAAAACTCGCCCTTTGGTCCTCTATCAACGTCTGCTTGAATGCGAAGATGGCGTCGGGCCTGCCTCGGTTCTTAAGTAACGATCTGTTCCAATTCACTGCGTTATTGTCTGTATCAACAAGAAGCGCGCCCACCTTGACTGGAGACAGCCCAAACCATTCCACAGCCCAATCTTGAAACATACGCAAGTGAAGAACATCCTCGGCAAGCAGCGTTTGATCTCTACCGTTAACACGATAGATATATTCTTTCACTAGCCCCATGGTCCCACCAGGTTGGATAGCAAACCGATCAGGCCGCAATGTCCACAGCTCCTTCGGTTCCTTGCCTATCCGTATCGTCCATATAAATGCATTGCCTGTAATGAGCCAGTAAGCCATAAGGCAATACATAAAGTATCCCTGGCCACTCCATGGATTGGGACGCTCGAGCAGCGTCAGCAATGGATGCCCACCCTCTATCTCCTCAAGACCTTGTGATGTCTTCCTGCTCAACACCCACGGGATCGAGGCACTCGACCTGGCAATTACATTAACACAGGCATACACAACACTGTTCCGCTCCATCCCTTCCTTGATCTGAGCGGACATATCCCA